CTGCAGGAACTTATTCCCAAGTGGATTCTTCGCAAGCTCACTAAAATCACGTTCCGCTTCTACCTTAACCAGATCCTTATTATGAACCGCAAACTCTTTATTAGCCTGCCCTGCAAGTCCCATCACTCCTTCAACTACTTTACCTGCCTGACCCTTATTCTGTGCTTCCCAGAAGCTCTTGAATCCCAAGTGCTGTGCTACTTCATTAAGCGCCTGCGCTGTAGCTTTAACAACAGTGCCTCTAATAGTCTTAGTAGTCGCTTTCTCTATAGCCTCTGGTGTCGAAGACACTACTGCATCCACACTAGACTTAAGTGCCTTTGGTCCACCGATACCAAGCAGTCTACCTAAGTATGGTAGTGCTGCAAAGCCTACTTCAATCTCAGCACTAAACTTAGACATAGACTTAGCGGAACGATCACTAGCTCCACTAGCCTTCATTCCTAAGTAGCCTTCAGCTGCCCCCTTAAGCGCACGATAGGCATACTTAGTCATAGCACTCTTGCCAAGTAAATCCTCAGCAATAGTTTCAGTCTTTAACAAACCACCAGCTAATCCGACTCCTTCCACTGTAGCAATAAAAGGCGCTTGTTTCTCAAAGAAACCTCCTGCTCTACCAGGCAATTCTACTGCTTTAGTAACAAAAGACGAATTCGCATTATAGTTATTCCCAAGCATTGAATTAGCTAAATCTTCCCTATCATCAAGCCATTCACGCCCCAAGTTTACATAGTGGTCATACTTACGCAGTAATTTGTTTTCAATTGGCGTAAGTGAACGAATAGGGAACGCTTTAACTACACCATGAACCATTAACTTATGCGTATCAAGTAACATACGCATAGTCTGTGTTCCACCTTTACCTTCAGCAGCAAAGTAGTGTGTACCTAAATCAAGCGCCTTATCCTTTAAGGAAGGAGTCTTTTCTTTCTCTACTGGCTTACCAAGACCAGCTTTAACCCAACGATCTTTAGTCTCTGCACCAGTGTCAACACCCTTAGTCTTTAAATATGGCGAGATATATTTATCATAAAGATGCCCACGAAGTTCCAGCTTCTTATCCGTAGATAATGACTGATACTTTGGTGACTTCTCTAGATTAATCAACCCTTCAGTTACAGATGGCTTCTTAGTTTGAGTCTGAATCGCTTGAGTCTTGCTCTGTGGTGAGAGACTCAAAGAATCTGTCAAATTCTGCAAAGCCTGAATCTTGGTCTGTAATTGTTGGTTTAGATCCGTCTGCTCCGCCACTATCTGCTCCGAAGTTAAGCTGACCCATCTTCTGAATAATCATTTGTTGACGCTGGCGCAAGTCATCTAACTTAGCTTGTATATCCTTAGTTCTACTCACACCATGATATAAGTCAGAGGCTTTATCCGTTAGAGTAACTCCTGCAAGCTGCTTCTGTGCATCCTTAATTTCATCAGTAATACGCTGGTGTTCTTTACTTAAGTTATTAAACGCTTGACTTGCACCCTTTCCACTAGCTCTAGACTTAAGTACTTCCCCTGCCATACGCCACTGTGTATCCTGCATCATAGCATAAGCCATTCTATCAGCCCTATACTTAGATGCTTCTGCCATAACTCCTGCAGCACCTAGACGACCCTGATTAGCTAGCACTTGCTTAAGAATCATTGCTTGACTAGCTTTGTCCTTAGAATCCGCTAGCATCTTCCCAAGTCGTTCACGTGATTCCTGTGCCGAATACTTCTGCTGTACATCATTAACATTCTTAATTAACTCTGTCTGTTGCTTTAGCCGCTCGTTGGCTTCAGGTATTACTTTATCTTTAATGAGTTGCGCCATTGCCTGATACTGAGGGCTAATCTGTTGACGCGTTGGCTGCGTAGCTTGGAACTTCTTCATCATCTCTAAGCCTGCAGCTTTCTGTGCAGCACTATCCTTATTCTTAATAGCCTGCTGCAGTGCCTGATACTCTGGCGAAGCCTTACCTTTATCATCACCAAGCAGCTTAACCGAGAACGCCTTCTCAAGTATCTTAGCTGTCTTAGGATCAGCACCTACAGTACTTAAAACCTCTTGGTTATGTGCTAAGTTATCCTGTGCTTTCTGCATCTCTGCTATAGCAGCTAAATCTTTAGGATTCTCCTTTAACTTCGCTTGCGCTGCTTCTAACGCACTCTGTGCTTCAGCCATGCCACCTTGGGCATTCATTACCTTCTCAATAGTAGTCGAGTACTCTCGTACCTTCTTCTGATGCAAGTAGTCCGTGACTGACTTACTAAAGTTGGCTAAGTTATTAATCGTGGCCTGTGCATCAGCACGCTTTCTTTCACCTACTGACCCAAATGGTCCTTGAGCCACTTGTCCACCACCAATTTGAAATTCAGGAGGCATACTTGGAGTATGCATAGATGGCTGCATAGTAGTCATCGGACCACTCATCCCACCACCACTAATAGCTCTAATCAATTCTATTAACTGACTAGTTGCAGCAGGTTTTGTTTGCTGCTGTGGTGCTGCCGTTGGTAATGCAGAAGAAGCAGCAGCTCCCATATTATCATTAATAGTAAGTCCCGCTAATGGATCATTAGGACTAAGTGGAACTTGTAATTCTTGAGGCATAATACTCCTTAATACATCCCACCAGTACTAGCCAAAGCTCCTGGTATTGTTGAACCAGAACCAGTAGGCATACCTAAAGTTTCACCTGCACTCTGGCTCATTAGGATTTGTTGAATAGCATCCCAATTACCTACCTGTCCAGCCATACCACCACCAGCACCACTAGTGGGCAAACTACTTAAACCACCACCACCAAATAAACTAGAGAGGCTCATAATTCCTCCACCACTAGAGCCACCTCCGCCTCCACCATGTCCACCACTTAATTGCCCTAATCCTTGAGCAGTTAGCGCCAGTGAAGCCCCACCAGTAAACGGAGCTGCTACTACACCACCTACTGCCTCTAATCCACCAATCAATGTATTAAGCCAACCACCTGAGTTTGCTCGTTCTTTCTGAATACTTGGTAATACATTTTCAAGTAACTGTAATTGCATTCCTACATCTTGCTGGTAAATATTCGCAAGCTGCGCTTCTTGTCCAAGACGCGCTTGGCTCATGTAGTCTCCTGCACCAATTTGTGCAGAGCTACTAAACCTTGCTCCCTCTGAGCCGAAGGCACCAAGTACATCCTGAAAGCCACGTTGAATAGTTGGCTCCATTGCATTCATTAATGCCTGAGCCACTTGTGGATTAAACAAGCCCTTGGTAATCATATTACCAAGTAACTGCCCCGGTCCTTTACCGTAGGCTTTGCCTAACCAATTATAAAGGTCCTGAGTACGCCCCGGATCACCAGTACTAAAGCCACTACTTAATCCACCCATAGTACTAGCACCGGGAACGGCTCCACCTGTATTAGCAGGGAACAAACTAGTAGGCAACTGATTCTGTGTACCGGGATGTAAACTAGTAGGAATAGGCCCAGAAGGAGCTGGTACTCCACTACCGGGAGCTACAGTAGGTAATCCCATACTAGTACCTGCAGCATTCCCCCAACCACCGGGAATTGGAGAAGGAGCCGTATTCAAGAAGCCTGCACCTTGTGGCATATTAAGTCCTCAAGATATTATTCTCAGGAAATGTAATTCCCTTTTTTACCTGAAAATGAAAGTGTTCATTCTCAGTTCCTGGAGATTCTAAAAAACCATAAAACTGATTAATTTCCAAATAATTCATTACAGAGTCTAATACTTTTTGCTTGGTAAATTCATCAAAATCATGTGAACGCACATCATAAGCTTCACCTCTATGATGTGGGTCATTAGGTCCACTATGTTCACCATCACAAGCACTAGTTATAACTAAGTCTAATCCAAGTGCATACGCAGCATTATCAATAGCTGAAAGAATACGAAAACCACCTGGAGCAATCTTATTAAAGCTCACTCCATCCTTTACAAGCACAACACCAGTAGACATTATTGTACCGTAAACGTAAGTGCCGTAGGTGGAAATGGTGGAACGTTAGCTTGCGCTGAATTAGACGGTACTGACTCTGCTCCATTAAGAACAGCGGTTACTACGTAACAATAATTACCAACAGTAACAGTGGCGTCGTTATACGTCTTAGTAGTAAGAGCCGAAGCAATAGTAGTAAACGTAGGAGTTCCCGTACATAGTCCTATAGCACGCTTTACATTATACGTAGTACCCGCAGGATTCTGTGCATCTGTCCAAGTTAACGTCACACTATGCGCTGCTTGAGCATAGCTACCCAAACTACAGATCAACAAGAATATTACAATAAGTGAACGTTTCATTATGTATATCTCCTCACTATTGGTTGCATTTGTCGTTCATTATTACTTAAATTACGTCTCATCTGACTTTCCCTAGCTGCAAGTAGTCCAACGGACGCAGGCTGCTTTGGATCACCATGTAGTAATTTATAATATCCAAAACCTACATCATTCATTCCTAAGAAGTCACATCCTTTAATAGCTGCTGCATAGCACAGTATCTCTCGCCAATCATCAGGCATAAATATCTGTGCCGAAGGCAAGTTTGCTAAGTCAAAAGGATGTGGCCTCTGGTAACGCATAAACGTTGTATACGCTTGATCTGGTTGAAAACCAAAGAGTATCTTATTTCCATTCTGGCACCAATACTGAGGTATCCCCGGAATAGTACTCATCGACTCCACAACCATAGTATTCCGTGCCTTAAGCTGATTCCCTGTAGTATTCGTAGCTCCTGTCAGTGGTGGATTAGCCGTATTAAAATAACGAAAGAAACTCCGTACTTGCGTAAATCTAGTATCCTCTGTTGGCAAGAAGAATGTAATCAAGTATTCTGCTTGCCCCACTACCAAATTCACATACGGCCCACGAACCACTAATTCCTCAAATGGGTAAGAGGGACTTAGATCCAGAACAGCCGCATAGATCCAACTAGGAATATTACTTCCAGGTTGTCCACCGTAGGTACTCAAATCCCTACGTCCACGTAGCTTATCCACAACAGATGGAATTAGATCTTGTATAGTCATTAGATACCCATAAAACATTCAACTAAACCAAGTGCGCTTGGATCAGGACTGCTGGCTTGCAAGTATACCTGTAAGAAGCCTCCACTAATATTACCTAAGAAGGGACCAAGATTAGGCACCATACCAGCATTAGCCAAGTCAGGTGAATAGAGCAAGCAAATTCCACCCGGTCCCAACAAAGTAATATCCGTCACAACAGGCGGTGGTATAGGTGGCGCACTTATAACAGCATTTGGAAGCACAGCCACGCCAACATTAAGACTACCAATATTCCTTATATACAACAACTGAATCACACCAGGTTGCTGAGGTATTGGTAAGAGTGCCGCAGGAACTTCATAATTCGGCATCCAAATTGTATTACCAAACTTAAATGACGAAGCTACTCTCTTAACAAGATTAAATACCTGAGTATCGTCCTCTTGTTCTTGTATATTAATATCCAAGAAATCTGTTACACTCATTTATGCACCTAAGAAATACTCGTAGAGGATTCCAGCAACACTACCAGTAATATCAATCTCTGAATAACCTTGACCAAGAGCACCAATCAAAGGAGCAGTCTTAGTAGTTGCCCAGTACAAGAAAACATCGCCGGGGCCTAGCAAAGCTAACGTATGTGTTACCGTTGATCCAGGAACTCCCGTAATCATTAAAGAACCCGCAGCACTTAAGTTCTTAATATAAATCTGATAAACAACAGCCACTCCCACAGGAAATGGCATCTGATGCACTACCGCATCAGGAGTCCTACTATAACTCACAAGCTCTGCTATTTCCCCATCCATAGCTGGCGTAGCACTTCTATTCACCAATACCTGCTGACTAGAATCCTCAGTGGATAGAATAGTCATTTGCAACGCATTCGTAGTATTTGGCATAGTATCCTCAGAAAATGAATAGCGTTATATTAATACCCGTACCAGTTGCCTTCAAGAATATATTAGTCGAAGACCATGCTGTTACACCCTTAAACACATCAGTAGCACCATTCTTATTCACCACATGAAAACCAACTGGTACTCTATTAAGTCCATGACTAACTGAGAACTCCGTTCCTGCTACTGCGGGTGTTGTAGCAGTAGCAGGGAAGCCGTCAATATTTCGTCCATTATCACCAGAACTAAGATTCCCATACGACACATTACCACGCAGTATCTTATACACTCGTTGCATGGACTTTGTAACGTGAATTGGATCATGCCACTGTAGAGGAGCTTCTGGCTTCATAATTGATTCTCCTCATCAGCATGACCTATCATCATAGCTGTTATTATAGAGAGTGGCCCTTTGTTCGCTTTACGCGTGATACTTAACTGTGGCCTTTCTCCCTGTACCTTTAAGTCTACAAAGTAACTATGTATCTTCCTATCAGGCTTAGTCTTGCCTACAGTTACCAGTTTACTAACCGTATCAATAGTCTCCTCATTAGTAGACCTATTATACTGTGTAGCAGTCATAGTAACTAAGAAAGATACCTTACCAAGATCTCTATACTGCAAGTACACTTTATGTACATCTATAACTCGCCCCGGTTTATCTTCTTGCCTAAAGTTATATACGCAATCCTCTTCACAATTAAAGTCCGTTGGATCTGTAATAACAAAACCATAATTCCCCGACTTCACATTAAGAAAGGGTGTTATTAATACAAAAGCCGTACCAAACAAACCACCAGTACTGGTAAGTAAACTTATATTAGAAGCTGCCGCTTTACCTCCACCCTTACCCGGTGCAGGCTTGGGATCTCTAATAATTGGATCACCACCGTCTGGTGGTATATAACGTATCTCGCAAAGCAACTTACTTGGCTTAAATAGACCATCAAGTAATCTATTCATAAAGTCGGTACTAACCTAGACTTGCCTGTTTCAAAACCTTGATCTTCAGTCCAAGGAAACCAAGCGTCTGCTTCTACGAAGTAACACCAATTCTTACTCATACCTCCTGGTTGTGGAATACTAAGCTTGTATGTTAAGTATGGATACGAATTAATATAGCTAGGAAACAATGATGCAATAGGCGTAAGCACCGCAGTACCTAAGTCATCAAAGATAGCATTCCGTGCAGTTCCGCCAATCTTCTTAAAGCCACCAAGGGACAACTCATATATATCATCTGACGATATAAAGATACCAATTGGCCCATAACCAGCTATAGAGAATGGATACACGTTACCAATACCACGATCAGAAGCCCAAAGATGATTAAAGTCAAAGGGCAGAAGTCCCTGACTAATACTAGTCATCTCTGTGATACCATTACTACGAAAAACAAAACCATTCCGACCTATGGTAAGAAAGCCAGTAATTACATCTGGTACATCTAACTCATCATTAAATCCCGCTCCTACGTTAGTAGTTGGGTCCCAAACATTAGGTAATCCAGAAGCACTCCAACGAATACGTTGCGTAAAGTTACTAGATGGTTTACCAGCCACATCCTGTTGCTCAACTGTATTAAGCAGGATGAGCCGTGAATCAAGTTCACCAAGAAATAAACCTCCAGCTAAAAGAGGCCCAGTTGTATGCACTGGTGCAATGGTTATAGCTGCTATACTTTTAAGTGCATTAATTCCACTCAGTGCATTAGGCGTTATACCATTCCAATTCCATAGATTAAAATCTCCAGTTACAAAGTAAAGCTGATCCAAGAATATTTGAACTGAAGCTGGTATCTGCTGTATTGGTGCTGGAAAACGTCCTACTAAACTCCATGCCTTATCTAGATTTTTACGCCATGCAGAATTAAGTTGCCATAGTCCCGTGGTACTAACCACAACCGTATGCATTACGTTATTTGAATCCTGAAAGCTATTTATAGCTATAGGCTGTGAATTATCCAGCAAACTAGGTATATACGATGACTGCTTTGGCCTTGAGCGAAGCTCACCACCACGAACTATCCAGTTCGTTGCAAGTGGCGTATTCTCTTTAGGAATCTTATTTTCAGGCAAATCTACATTAATACCCTTCCAAGGGGCATCATAGGTAAGCTCGAAATAAGAATCACTCTGCTTACTCATATCAATCTTTACGGTTGCAAAGCACAACTGCTACCACGTAGTACGGTTACGGCATCACCAGAAGTAGCAGTGGAAACCATGATATTGATAGTATTAGCGCTAGCTGGCAATTCTACTAGTGCTGCCAAGTGAACGTTATAGTTAGTAGCTTGAGCACCCGGTGTACCACTAACAATAGCAGTAGCAGTAGTAGTAGTGAGAGTAGCTAAAGTACCAGTTGTAAACGTTGCTGGAGGTCCAACTGTAATTTGCTGTGTCCCTGTACCATATATATTAGTAGGTGCATTAGTAGCCGCCTGTATGCCAAAGGCAACTGAAGCTGCTGCAGTTGCTTGTGAATAGCTTAAGTCACAAGTAATTCGCCAGTTAGATGCAACCGCTGGCATTGTCCAGCTTAGTCCAGTGATTGTCTGTAAGTTTGTATTTGCTGCCGTGGTGAAGTTGCTGGCAACGAATACGTCCATGCCTGTGCGGATAAACGCAGTTTTACCAGCGGCTGCAGTTCCAAAATCCATCAATCCAGCAGCAGCACCACGACTAATACAATTATCTGCAGTACCAGCTACTGCATCTGATGAACCAACCCAACAAAGACTAGAAGCACCTCCAGCACCTATGTTAACATTTGATGCAGAAGTAAGGGCTAGTAAACCAACACCATTACGATCTAGAAATGTAATACCACCCGAAGTAACACCAAATCCATAACTAACACCAACCGCAGAACTAAATGCAGGATTAGCTGTTGTAGAATTTGGAGCTACCATCTGTGGATTAGTACAAGTAGCACCATTATACTTAAGCTGCCAAGCAGTACCACCAACTCCCCATCCTGCTACGATTGATCCAGTTGCTGCAGCAGTACAGGTAACATTTTGTAACCACTGCGTAAATGCTACACCCGCAGCGTTCCAAGTAGTCGTATTACTATAAGATGGATTAGAAGTAGTTATAGTTCCCTGCGTATGTGTAAGCGCAGTTCCACCAGTAGTATCTGTAATAGCTCCAGTACCATCAGTAGTTAAACCAGCAATTACTTTAGTATCATTAGTACCCGCACCTAGCACTATAGAGTTAGCAGTAAGAGCACCACCTGTATTAGTTACCGTACCCGTAGCAGTGCTACAATCAGAAGCTGCAACATTTAAATTACCACTAGCATCAGTATGCACACAACGTGAAGCAGTAGTTGCTCCAGTCCAGCTAGCAAACTGAGTAGTATTACCAGTCTTAGTGCCTACAGCAGAATCATTACCACCAGCACCAATCATTGGCAGGCCAGCAGTTAATGCCCCACCAGTATTAGTAACAGTTCCTCCACCACCCCCACCCGTAGGATTAGTTACGTATCCTGTAAGCCTAACACTAACTGTTGCTCCCGCACCGCTAATCGCGGTCATATTAGTACGAATAAAATTAACCACATGACTCGTTGAAGTCACAGTACCACTTGTGGTACATAGAGTACTTGGAATTACATCACCGTTTCCCCATGTAATACCATCTACTGAGCCATCTACTTGTACTTGACAAGTAGCAACAGTTCCTACATTATTCCACGTCAGTACGTGAAACGCTGCAGAAGTTCCTGAGATACGAAACCCACCACCTGTAGTTACCGTAGTATATATAGTAAGTGGCAACTGATAGGCATATTGAATAGTTTGGCCCTGTAATAGCAGGGCCAAACCTAGAAGTACAAGCACCGTTCTAACGAAGCGAAGCTTTTTCATAGTCGCCTACTTAATGTAGATGTAAACTGAACCATTAGTAATTCCACCAGTAGGAATAACAATTCCACCCATACACGTGCCTACATGACCACTACGTACTGTTTGCAAATCAGCAGCACCATTACCATGCCAGAAGGTCTTACCTGCTTTATTATTAATAATACAGGTATCCGCATCAGCAATGTAATCTGCAAATTCTACTTGCAATACGTGTACATTCCCAAGCCACGCAGTAACTGGTGAAGCCACTACATCTGCAGCATCTATGCGAAGAGGGTTAGAACTAATATCCATAGTAGCTCCTACGCAATCAAAGAGTAATACGCAAGCATTACTTCAATACTACCTGCACCAACAGTAAACTGAGCTGCATTGTCATTACCAATAATAAGTGGCTGATTCAGTGTATTGGCATCCGTATCTTTAGTAGTCGGTGCAATTATTGGTTGATTCGGCAAATTAACATTCGCTCCTTGGTCAATCACACCAGTAGCCATATCTGCTGTAAGCGCATGACCAGCAATTACGCTACCGCGATAAAGCTTAAGCACTGCACCAGCATTAATCGTATAACCAGCCGTCTTAAAGAAATATCTAAGACTAAGCATCACAGGAACGTGAATAATACTTGGTCCACCAGCAGGAACAAGAGGAACATTAGTTACTCCAGTCATTGCAAGCAACTGTGCTGAAGTAACAAGAAGCCTACGAAACTTAAGTGGATATTCCGAGAAGTCTGTCTGCAGACCAAAGATTGGAGAAGTTACTAACTGAATTGCGCTGCCCATCTAAACCCTCCACGCTATGCGCTAGAATGTAATAAGATCATCGCCAGTATTCTCAATACCTGGATCGGTTAATTTTGGATTAGGCTCTAACTCCCTAGAGGGAACTTCAAAAGCTTTAACTATCTGTACTTCACGCTCACCAATAAGCGGATTCACACCTGTATCCACACAATTACTCTGTAAGCACACTAGAACGCCACGTTGCCAAGTCATCTGACTTAGATGCCTACGTTCACCACAACGACCACAATAATGATACGGTCCTTGATGAAACGATCTATAACCACGTGGTGCCATGTATAATTCCTGTGGCTCCTTTATATAATCTTTCTTATAAAGTTCTTAGCCTTGGCTAAGGGGGAGTGGAAGGAGCCACCCTCACCACTCCCCTACCCTCCATGCTGGCTAATTCCCACAGGATTAGCCGCGAAGGGATATTAAGGTTTAGGCGGTGGAATTACTGGCTTAGGTGGAACTACAGGAGTAGCTGGAGTAACTGGCTTAGCCACTGATCCACCACTAGCAGGCGTTGTCCCACCCGTAGTAGCTACAACTTTAGGCTTCTCTTCTTTCTTCTCTTCTGGCAAAGTTCCACCATGAGAAGTACCTAAGCTCTCAGCTACTGATTTAGTTGGTCCTCGTCCTTGCCAACCACAAGAACAAGTAACCTCCCACCTGTATTGAGCGAAGTTGTTTAGTCTTTCGTTCACCACTAAGTTATGGGCCATTGCTCCCCCAAGTTCCGAGCCAGTTAGCTGGACCAACGCTAAATCTGGTACGAGTTTTCTGCTTCAACGAATCCGTATCAAAGTCATCGTCCATATCCGTGCTAATTCCTTCACGGCGATAGAACTTAAGATGATGCATTGATTTATCACAAAGTGCATACCACGCACTATCACTAGTAAGATAATGACTAACCATATAGCCAAGATCTTCACCAAGCAGTGAGTTGATTTCGTTGGTGGCCGTTCCAGGTTTACCCGGCGAACCAAGTAGTTCGCGTGCCAAGAATCTATTCGCTGGAGCAATCAAGATTGCTTTGGGCTTATAGATAATTGGCATACCCATACCGTCCACAAGACGTTCAAATTGATTAGTCATCAACTGAATCGCAGCAAAGCTGAGATCAACGTCAGTGGCTGGTCTATTAGGATACGTACCTGCAGAACTAATAATAGCCGATAGCCCAGGCCCTACGTTAGTAGCTGCAGGTCCACCAAGCAATGGATGTGCGTTATTAAATAGCGTAACGCCATCAATTGACTTAACAGTGGCAAAACCTTGGTTAAACACATTCCACGCCACCATCTCTTCAGTAAACCGCATACTGCGAGCTAGTGCTTTAGGAATCTGTTTAACCACACCAAGCTGGTCGTCATCGTACAATTCATAGCTTACTCGTGCAGCAAGCGCATAAGTAAGATGCACGAATCGAAAAGTTCCGCCCTGTCTAAATTGAGTATAAGTGACTGGCGTATTCTCCACCTTCTCAACTGCAGGTGGAGTACCAGCGAACTCAAGCTCATCTTCATAAGCTTTAGTTGAGTTCTCAATGTGGAAAATATGAGGGTACTCTAGATCACGCTGAAAAGTCTCCATCCACTGATTAAAGACTTTTCGACCTAAAGGTGCCATCAATTGTGCATATTGACCACGCACCATTGTCATTTAATAAATCTCCTTCTAATTAAGCACCTTTGAGGGCTTAGTGAGTAAACTGTTGAATCGCTTTCAAGAACTTAAAAAGAACGTTACTGTTAACACCAAGTGGCATAGAAGGATCAAAACCAACGATCTCCACTACGGTATTAGCGCCTACGGTATTCTTATTCTTATCCACATACCAGTGACCAGTAGCATCTTTAGTCAAACCATACTCTTTGCTAAGGTCCCCAATCACCGGAGTATAATCTGCATCTACAGCACCTGCAGCGTTATCAAACTGACCAATAAAGATCGTATCATCTATAGCCACTTCATAAATAGTACGACCATCTGAGAACGGAGCACCCATTGGAATATTTACAGCACTAGTTTCATACTGTACACTTCCAAAGGTTGTAGACGAACCTGGAAAACCAACACTACCAAATGGCAATGAAGGTGCTCCAGCTCCATCACTTCCCAAGTTGGCTCCCGGCTGTTTACTAATACCAATAATCCCCACCGTAGGCGAAGCCGCACCTACAGCAGCATCCCATTCCTTAACAACTCCAGTAGAAAGCATTACAGGTACGCCTTCTAAAAAGACTCCCCCTGCTTTCTCAGACTTCGCATCAGTCAATGGCGTATTACCACTGACAGTTTTGATAGCCTGAATGATAAGATGATCTGTTAATTTTGCTGCCGCCATTTCTTATCAACCTCCCATCCTCAATTTGTTATTTAGAATCAAGTCCCGGACTGAAAAATTCAATCTTTGCTTGTGGATGTTTAGCCATAGCTTTGCCATACATGCCTGACTGAACTACATCATTTTCAGCAGACTTAACAGCTTTAGCCAGAGCTGCATCGGTCATCATTAGAGAATCAAGAAGATTCCTCTTATAATGACCCATAAGACGAATCTTATTAACTTTCATTAAAACCGTATCATAATTGATGATATTCGCACCATCATCAATCATACCCTCACCAAGTGCTTCTTCGCCACCCTCAATATCATCTAGAGTAGCAAACTCAAAACCCCAAAACTTATAGCGCTGCACGTTAGCAGCGCTAACTTTAGCAGTATTCCCTGTAGCTGAACGATCATAGAATACCCAATGAAACACTAAACTTGAGTCCTTTGGCTTAATAATCGCCATCGGTGAATCATTGAGTGCCTTAGCTACAATAGGATACTTAAGAAGAGTAGTCTCGTTAAGATCATTAAGATCAATCTCAGTAGCCTTCTCTTCCTGCTGTGGCTCCTTAAAACCCTCTGCATCAGCTACTGCACCAGTAGCATAATCCTTAAGTGTGCTAGGAATAGGCTTCTCTGCCTCAACTGGCTTATTTCCTGCAGTCGTAGATGCTACTGGTCCTTTGTCAAACAATCCCTTATTAGGCATAAGTCGTTACACCTCCTGCCTGCAGTTCTTTCAAGTAATCTTCTGGCGTAACGCCCCACTTAGCACAAAGCTCAAGTTGATCTTTATTAAGAATCTCTTCAGCCTTCTTTCCCTGTGTAGCACCCGCGCCTGTGGCGCCACCACTTGAACCACCACTACTCGACTCAATAAAGAAAGATTCCCCACCCTTCTGAATCTCATCAATATGTCCAGCAATTACCACCTTGTAACAATTCTGAATTACCTCTGGATTCTGCTTCGCAGCAAGCGGTTGCTTGTCCCACAATTCCTTAATCTCTGTCTCGTACTTCGTAAAGCCCTTCGGCCTTGTAGCTGCAAAGCGATCATAAAACATCTGCGCTTTCATATCCGCTGTAGCAGTAATAATTGGCGTCATTAGCTTACTTATCGTTGCCTGTGTAGCCTTCTCTGGCTCAAGAACCCAATCAAGTTCTTCGTCCTTAGAACGTCCATCATTTCCACCACCGCCAGAGTTATTATTACCACCATCTCCATTATTAGCAGGAGGCTTAAGTTCTTTGAGTTTATTCTCCAAGCCAGTAAGCGTATCCTTAAGCGCTGTAAAACCATCCACACTTTCCTTTAATGATGCTAGACTAGTAGTTAATTCATCAATCTTCGCAGTCTTATCCATAGCTGCTTTAAAGGCATCCAGATCAAGACCAGCTTCTTTTAACTCTTCATTACTAGGTACTCTGTTTCCCCACGCCATTTTGAGGCTCCTTTTCGTTTAATTCTTTTCTTGCACTTAAAACTGCTGTCTTAAAATCAATTAGTTCCTTAAGTATTGAGATACGTCCACGCTGTATATCAGATAAATCATGTCCCAATTTGTCATAAGAACCTCGCTCCAAATGATTACGACTTAATTCACATAGGTCTTTGAGGTATTGTTGGAACAGTTCCCATTCCGGGCGCTCCAGCCATGTTGCTACTTGGCCCAACTGAGGGACTATTACCTTGAACCACGGGTTGTTCTTGGTTCTCTCCTCCACCAACGCCTTGCGAAGTTCCTCCACCTGTTGATTGTCCACTTGTGGCTCCTTCTAAGAGCTTACGCTCTGGTAGTAATCTACTAATATCATCATGCCCAAAGTTACGAAGTATTCGTGCCATAATTAGACTCGAAGAGTCTATCCAACCAACCAAGAACTTCTTCATCTCAGGAGGAAGTTGTGGGTTACTAACCGCCTGAAGTATCTGTGAAACACCCATATGATGCCGCTGCATTACTTGAGTAAGCAACATATCATTCTGCTTCTCAAGTTCTTTATTAATAGACGCTGTAGCAGCTCTAATGGGTAGCTCAAGCTTACCAGATTTAATGTTCTTCAACGCTAATTCCAACGCTTTGGCTCTAGTACCGAATCGTTGAATGCGTTCTCCAATGCCGAACTCACAGTATTGATTGAGAAACTTTCTACCGAGCTTGAGATGAGTATAGCGAAAATCTGTGATATTAATATTGACTCTTCTATTTCCGGCTTGCATAACTGAGAAGGTTCCCATTGCACTGTAAGTTCCTTTTTTGCCAACGGTCCCTCCTCCGGCACCTTCCATACCTGGATCATTAGTGCCAACTAAGTTCTTAGCCAATGAAATAGTAAGCATCTCTTCGTCTACTGACGAAGGATAATTAGCTCCAAATTGTATCTTCTCTATCTCCCCTTCACGTGCGGGGATTAAACAGTTAGGATAAATTGCAAAGATTGCATCTAACTTGGAATCTGGATCTACACGTAAACCACTTGAATTGGCAAGCGTTCTATTATCTACACGCTGATTATGTCCAGTACTGGTTTCTTCTTGGTAGTGCTCAAGCATCTCACAGAGGCCAAAGCCTAGCAAGTTATCATCAGACCCAAACCTAGCCATCTCCCAAGGTTCTTCATTCTTTGGATAAAAGTTAAATATAGCTCGTAAACAAAGTTCATGCTCAGGATGATAAGAGCAAATAATACGAAACTTATGTCCATTATGAAAGTAAGGGAACCAGCATTCATATATATCCCACTCAGGATTATTATAGCCCTGCGAAGGTTCTGTGCCTGCTTCTCTTGCTTTTTCCTGTTCCTCATCACTTGGACCCATTCTATCAGGGGCACCGAAGAACTTATCCTTATCTTCCTTACTAAGCTTATATACTCCCTTAAAGAAACGCTCTTCAAGTTTCTGCTTAGTGAGTGTTACTATGTGATACTTAAAGCTTGCCGAGTCAATAGTCGTTGCTGTAGGCGTAGCAGCCCATCTATCAAGATCAAGCTTCTCTGGTCGAGGTCCATCGTACTTAACAAAGTCCTTAAACTCTACCTTATTACTACCTTCCACTGAACCAACTACTTCAGCTTCAGTATCTGTGACCCAAGGGAGCTTGAATACTACAGTACCGTACTTATACATCTCCTCACAAGCTGCACGCTCTATTCTGTATAAATCAAGCTCTGCTGGCTCCATGCCCATCAAATTCATAAACTCATGAACAGCTTCTTGCTGTTCACCAGCTTTAGCTTCAGTAGCCCAATCACCAACTAAGCCAGTAGGCCAAAGTGGCATTACTTCCCATATAGTACCAAGCGTACGGGCCTTAAGAATACCTACATTCTCACCAATTAACTGAATTACTACGTTAGATGCATTCTTCCAAGGAAAATTACGTACTTCATCCTTTGGAATACCTCGATAAAGGCGACGCCACTTCGTTAACTTCTGCGTCTTAATCGGCTGCCAACTATGCTGCAGAGACTCTACTTGGTCCTTAACATACTTCATTAAGTCCCTAAAGGCATCAGAATCTGCGCCAATGGCATCACTAACGTTAGTTGGTGTAGTGGCTGGCACTATTTACCTTTCTCTATTACTTGAATATCCGTATTGATCTCCACTTTCGCTTCGTCTGCTGGTAAGACTGCCATCATGTCCTTCGTAAGTGGAGAACGTCTGAAAAATATAACCAAGACTAAGGCTGCACTTATCATTCCAGATCCAATTGAGATCGTCCAACTCTTGCTTGCCACTAATGATGTTCCGCATATGAATAAGAAAGTACTTATTGCACTAAATAACATTTGAAACAAAAGGCTGATCCATCTCTGTACTTTACGTCCATTATAAATACCCAATATGATTTGTGCTAGTGCAGCAAATGGATCAGCCAACATACTAAGCCTTCGGTGTATCAACAACTGGACTTGGCAACAATCCCTTAACAACTGCCCAAATTCCAGCAATTAACACCGTAGTCTCTGGATGTGTAGACCAAAAGTGTTGAATAGCTGGTGTAAGCATACTAATAATTGTTCCACCAACAGTGATTAAAACTGGAATCCATTTTTTAAAAGTATCCACTATTATCCTCCATTTAGTACATTAGGATGCCGTGTAGGCAAAGCCTCACGTTCAATCCCCTTACGATCACAATAGTCTTCAATAATCATCTCATGCTCTATAATTAACTTGCCGAGCATCTGTTGATTCTCTTTATGCATCTTCTTCGTACGCCAAACTTGAAGCTTATGCATAGTAACTATAAGCGTGGAAAGTGCAGCAAAGATCTCAAAATGTCCAGCTTCCACGAGTTAATATCCAGTAACTGAATTTACTTGTCCAGCTCTGTAATTTTGATTCTTTTTAAGCCATGCTGTTACTTCATTCTTCTGTGCTCGGCCCGGCTTACAAACTTGAAGCAAGTAACCTAATGTATCAAGAATATCTTTGTACTTACTATACGGATACTTTCGATATTCTTCGAGAAACGAATCAGAGCCAGTCTTACTAACCCAAAACTCTCCTCGTTTATATATAGGTTCCATACCTTCAATTCGCTTATTCTTACCATCTTCAGTACGATCTGTTCGTAAAGTCTCAGTATCTACATGGTCAAATGTCCATTTGCCATCCTTCTTACGATAACTTTTAAGTGCATCAAAGTGATAACGTAAGAAGTTCTGAAAAGCCACGCCTTCACAGTACGGACGCTTTACTTTCCACTTCTCACCAAGTTCATACATCTTATTAACAAGTTCTGAATAAGAGTCAGATTTGGCCCAAACTTCGAGAAGATAGATTCTAGGTGGTGTACTTGAGACACCATAAACAAGTACACAGTGCCGTGAGCGTCCATTAATACCAGCGTGAGAAGGATCAACGAGCATACCGCGTTCAAGAGAATTAGGAAGAACATCACGAATAACCTCTCCTTGAACTATTTCATGATGAATCTTCACTTTATAAATATTACCAGGCTGCTCAGTAACTATACCAGTATCACTACGTACTAAGTAACCTTCGGAAGTCCGATCAATGAAACGTTCAAAGTTAAACCAACGGAGCCAGCTTTCTTTAAAGCGCTCCTCTCCGGGGGGACTTGGTTTATTTCTATACTGGCAACTATAGAAATAGGTCTTAAGTCGAGCTTCAATCTTCTTTAGTTTCTCCCAACTAAATTCTTCAGGAAAGATAGGTTGCATAGGTGGGTGCTTTGCACAACAACCACCCTCTGCATCGTGACTCTGGAAGGCAAATTCCGGTTCAAATTCACGTAAATAACTATTCAAATCTTCATATTGCCATCTATTACCTACTACAATCTCATCTCCTACTAAGTCTGGTCTACCTGGTACGGAGTCAAAAGCTCCAACAACTAATTTGTGATAGTCTATTACAGACTGCATTACGATGTCAGAGTCGAGGGCTTCCATACCAACTAAATCATCTTCTATAATTAAATCATAGTGTCGTGATTGTAGTG